GGCAGTGCCAGTGGTTGGCGGTGGTACGACCTACCTGCAGGCCAAGACCGCCAACGAGGTGCTGAAAGCGCAGGAGCGGCGGATCCGGCTGCAGAAGCTGAAGGGGGAGTTGATCGAGCGGGCCCGCGCGCTGTCGCTGGTGTTCCGCCTTGCGCGGGAGGTGCGGGATGCTTGGGTAAACTGGCCCGCGCGCTCGTCTGCGCTGATGGCGGCGGAACTGGGCGTGGAACCGGCCGCGATGCAGAAGGCCTTGGAAAAACATGTACGCGCCCACCTCGACGAAATTGCCGAGGTCCGGCCCGACTTCCGATGACGATGACAGCCTGACTGATTTCGACGGCGCGGTGGAAATCCTGCGCACCTGGGGCGCGGGGCTGACGCCGGACCCCGACCTGACCGTGTCGCAATGGGCAGACAAGCACCGGATGCTGTCGGGCCGCGCATCGGCGGAACCGGGGCGCTATCGCACGGCGCGCACGCCCTACATGCGCGAGATCATGGACCGGCTGTCGCCAGGTGATGTGATGCAACGCATCGTGTTCATGAAGGCCGCACAGGTCGGCGCGACCGAGGCAGGCAACAACTGGATCGGCTTTGCCATCCACCAGGCACCGGGCCCGATGTTGGCGGTCCAGCCGACGGTGGAACTGGCCAAGCGCAACTCGCGCCAGCGGATCGATCCGCTGATCGACGAAAGCCCGGAGCTTCGGGAGCGGGTGAAGCCCGCCCGATCCCGCGATGCGGGCAACACGATGCTGTCCAAGGAGTTCGCGGGCGGCATCCTGATCATGACCGGGGCGAATTCGGCGGTCGGGCTGCGCTCGACCCCGGCGCGCTACATCTTCCTCGACGAGGTCGATGCCTATCCCGCATCGGCCGACGAGGAAGGCGATCCGGTCACGCTGGCGGAAGCGCGGTCGCTGACCTTCGCGCACCGGCGCAAGGTCTTCCTGGTCTCGACGCCCACCATCCGGGGTCTGAGCCGGATCGAGCGGGAATACGAGGCATCCGACCAGCGGCGGTTCTTCGTTCCGTGCCCGCATTGTGGACATGCGCAGTGGCTGAAGTTTGACCGCCTGCGCTGGAAGAAGGGCAATCCGGAAACGGCGGAATATCACTGCGAGGGCTGTGATCAGCCCATCGGCGAACACAACAAGACGGCAATGCTTGAGGGTGGCGAATGGCGGGCGACCGCCGTTGCCGCTGATCCGACCACGGTCGGGTATCACCTCTCGGCGCTGTACTCGCCAATCGGCTGGTTGAGTTGGGAGCGGATCGTGCGGTCATGGGAAGCGGCCCAAGGGTCGGACGAGGCGATCAAGGCGTTCCGCAACACGATTCTGGGCGAGACTTGGGTCGAAACCGGCGAAGCCCCGGACTGGCAGCGGCTCTACGACCGGCGCGAGCGCTGGAAATCCGGCACGGTCCCTGCGGGCGGTTTGTTCCTGACCGCCGGGGCCGACGTGCAGAAGGACCGGATCGAGGTTGATGTCTGGGCCTGGGGTCGCGGTCTGGAAAGCTGGCTGGTCGATCACGTCGTGATCGAGGGTGGGCCGGACCGATATGACGCGTGGTCGGAACTGACCGCGCTGCTGGACCGGTCCTGGTCGCATGAACGTGGCGCACATCTGCGCATCGCACGGCTTGCCATCGACACGGGATATGAGGCCCCGGCGGTCTATTCCTGGTCGCGGGCGCAGGGGTTTGCGCAGGTGTCGCCGGTGAAAGGCGTCGAAGGGTTCAACCGTTCCAGCCCCGTCTCGGGTCCGACCTTCGTCGACGCAACCGAGGGCGGCAAGCGGCTGCGGCGCGGCGCGCGGCTTTGGACTGTGGCGGTGTCGACCTTCAAGGCCGAAACATATCGCTTCCTGCGGCTGGAACGGCCGACCGAGGAAGATATGGCGAAGGGGGCGGCGTTTCCGCCCGGCTCGGTGCATCTGCCGCATTGGGTCGAGAACGAATGGCTGAAGCAGTTCGTGGCCGAACAGCTGGTGACGGTGCGCACCAAGCGCGGCTTTGCTCGGCTGGAATGGCAGAAGCTGCGCGAGCGGAACGAGGCGCTGGATTGCCGGGTCTATTCCCGCGCCGCCGCCTGGATCGCGGGCGCGGATCGCTGGTCTGAGGAGAAATGGCGTGACCTCGAGGATCAGCTCGGGGCGGCACCAACGGAAATGGATGCGGCGGGACGGGTCAACCGGCCGCAATCCGCACCCCAGGGAAAACGGCAGTCGGATTGGCTAGGCCGACGCGGAGGATGGTTCTGACATGGCGGACTGGACGGAAACCGAACTCGCTGCCCTGCGCCGGGCTTATGCCAGCGGCACGACGCGAGTCAGCTATGACGGCAAATCCGTCGACTATGCCTCGGCAGAGGATCTGCTCGGCCGCATCCGTACTATCGAACGCGCCATCGCGGGAACTGCGCGGCCGCTGCCCGTGGCCGGGCTGGCGGGCTTCTCCCGCGGGGATCGCTGATGCCCGCGAACTGGATGGACCATGCCATCGCCTCCGTCGCCCCGCGCATGGCGGCCCGGCGTGTGCTGGCGCGGCAAGCCTTCGAGACCCTGACGCGCGGCTATGACGGCGCGTCCAAGGGGCGGCGGACCGACGGCTGGCGCGCGCCGGGTTCCTCGGCCGACACCGAGATCGGTGTCGCCGCGGCGCTCTTGCGCGACCGGATGCGCGATCTGGTGCGCAACAACCCGCACGCGGCCAAGGCGGTGGCGGTGCTGGTGAACAACATCGTGGGCAGCGGCATCATGCCCCGTGCCGCCAGCGGGGACGACAAGCTGGACCGCAAGGTCGACGCCCTGTTCGAGCGCTGGACGGCGGATTGCGATGCCGATGGTCAACTCGATTTCTACGGGCTGCAGACGCTGATTTGCCGCGAAATGGTCGAGGCGGGCGAGGTGCTTGTGCGGCGCAGGCTTCGGCGGGCCAGCGATGGTCTGGCTGTGCCGTTGCAATTGCAGGTGCTCGAGGCAGACTTTCTGGACGCCACCAAGTCCAGCAACGTCAGTGCGGGGCGCATCGTGCAGGGCATCGAGTTCGACCCGGTCGGCAAACGCCGGACTTACTGGCTGCACCCTGAACATCCCGGTGATGCGCATGGTGCCTTGCGCGGCGGGCTCGACAGCCGCCCGGTTCCCGCGACCGAGATCGCCCATGTCTATGAAAAACAGCGCACGCAGGCGCGCGGCGTGCCTTGGGGCGCGCCGGTGATCCGGTCGTTGCGCGATCTCGACGACTATGAAGTGGCCGAACTGGTCCGCAAGAAGACCGAGGCCTGTGTCACTGCCATCGTCTTTGGCGATGACGAGTCCCAGCAGGGCATCGCGCCCACCGTGGTGGATGCCGATGGCAACCGGGTCGAGCAGTTCGAACCGGGGCTGATCGCCTATGCACGCGGCGGCAAGGACATCCGGTTCAACCAGCCATCGGCCACCGGCGGCTATGGCGAATACAAGCGGGCCAGCCTGCACACGATCTCGGCCGGGTTCCGGGTGCCTTACGAGTTGCTGACCGGCGATCTCAGCCAGGTCAACTATTCCTCGATCCGGGCCGGGCTGGTCGAGTTCCGCCGCCAGATCGACGCGGTGCAATGGCAGTTGTTCATCCCGATGTTCTGCGCACCCGTGTGGCGCTGGTTCACTGAAGCGGCATGGGCGGCGGGCCAGATCCCGACACCGGACGTAGCGGTCGAATGGTCGCCGCCGAAGTTCGAAGCGGTCGATCCGCAGAAGGACGCGATGGCGAACCTGCTGTCGATCCGGTCGGGTACGATGACGCTGGCGGAGGTAATCGCCCGACAGGGCCGCAACCCCGACGCGGTGCTGGCAGAAATCGCCGCCACCAACGCCAAGCTGGATGCCCTCGGCCTCGTCCTCGACAGCGATCCGCGCCGCGTCACGAAAACCGGCAGCGCGCAAACCAGTGACCCCGCCAGCGATCCAGCCGCTGACCCAGAAGACGACCCAGCGCAACCCGACGCTGCCCAACAGGACTGACCCGATGGACACGATGATCGAACTGCCGGCCATGCGCCGGACGGCGGAGCTTGCGCCGAACACGGCCGATGCGCAGGCCCGCACCGTCGAGGTGGTCTGGTCGGCCGGGGCCCGCGTCCGCCGCGCCAGCTTCTTCGGCGAACCTTATGATGAGGAACTCAGCCTCGATCCCGCCCATGTGCGGCTGGAACGGCTGAACGCGGGCGCGCCGTTCCTGAAGGTGCACGAGCTGGGCGCGCTTGACGCGGTCATCGGCTCCGTCGTCCCCGGTTCCGCCCGACTTGAAAATGGCCGGGGCATCGCACTGGTCCGCATCAGCGAACGCGACGATGTCGAGCCGATCTGGCGCGACATTCAGGCCGGGCACATCCGGGCGGTTTCCATCGGTTACCAGGTCCACCGCTTCGAGGTCTCCAAGCCTGATGGCGGCCGCGAGCTTTGGCGCGCGGTCGACTGGACGCCCTTTGAGGTTTCCGCCGTGCCGGTCGGCGCCGACCCCGCCGCCGGTTTCCGCGCCCAGCAATCCCTTCACGACTGCGTCCTTTATCGCCGGGACGCTTCCACCCCCCGACAAGGAGCATCCCCGATGACCGATCCGACCCAGACCCCGGCCGCAGCGGCCGCCGAACCCCATGCGACCGAGGAGACCCAGATGACCGATCCCACCAATACCGGTGGCGAACCGCAGGCGCGTGCTGTCGAGACGCGCACGCTGCCGCAGGCCGCCCCGGTGACCCCGCCCGACACCGAAGCCATCGCCACCCGCGCCCGTGAAGGTGAGCGCGACCGCGTCTCCACGATCTATGATCTGGCGGGTCGCCTGAACCTTGAGCGCGGCTTTGCCGAGGATCTGGTGAAACGCGGTGTCACCGTCGATGAATCCCGCCGCCTCATCCTCGATCAGGTCGCCGCCAGGTCTGACGAGACACGGACCTTCCCGCATGTCTCGATCCCG